GAGCTCTCTAACTCTAAGTTGATGGCAGCAATAAGGATTGCTGCCATCAAGGGCGATTACGACCTGGCTACTCGATATTATTTTCAAGAGCAAAGTGCAGCAGAACAGGCATCGGCAGGAATTCCGAGAATACATCTCCCACGTGTGATCGACAAGTTCGGCAACGTAACCAACAGATTGTCAATGGGAACAAGTAGGGCAATAGCCACCTTACTGCTTCCTAGAAATATTGAGGAGTTTGTTGGTAACGTTGCAACACAAATGGACACCCCACAGGTCAAACTGTTGGACGACCTCTCCAGGGTTAAATACATTCGTCCCATCAGTGGGAGGATACCGAACGGCGACGATGTGCCACCAAAATCTCTTGACGATGTGACTGTGTCTTTCGTGGAAAGACGATTAGACGCAGAATACGTTCCATTTTATTTTCACGACCTGAGAACAAATGAAATCGTGTCGTTCCACGCATTTCTTGAATCGTTGTCTGATGATTTTTCCACGGCGTACGAATCGATAGAGGGAATAGGCAGAATCGAACCAGTGAGGATATACAAAGGAACCCAAAGAAAGATCGGCATCTCGTTTGTGGTGGTTTCCACGAATGAATCAGACTACCAGTTTATGTGGGAAAAGATAAATAAAATGACGACTTTGATGTATCCACAGTATACGCAAGGCCGTCGACACAACGTGGGAACAAATTACAGTTTCATACAACCCTTTTCTCAACTTGTCGGCGCAACGCCTCTCATCAGACTTCGGTTGGGTGATCTCATTAAGAGCAACTACTCAAAATTTGCGCTTGCTCGTTTGTTCGGCGCAAATTTGCCTGAATCAAGATTTGACAAAGAGGCTGAAGTAACTGAAACAAGTCAGGAAACGACAAACGAACCTCCAAAACAAACCACTTCGAACCCTAACACCTTGTTGGCCGAAGCAAAAAAGAAGTATGAAGATACGGGAGAGAAAATTTTTAACCTATCTACAGGTCAAATCGTAGTCCGCAGCCGTCGTCTTGAAGGAGAGTGGTTGGCACCGGGACTGACAAGCGACGTATATTCGCCTTCAATCCTTCGTTCTTCTGGTGATCTTAACTTTTTCAAGGAACGTCCATCGTTTAATGTTCCAATTGAAAGAGTAAAGAGATTTCAATTTGATGCTTCTCAGCAAGGTGTACCAACAAGCGCCAAGAAAGGTGTAATCCAGCAAGGGGAATGGTTGTGGGCATTTACGATTCCGTGGGCAAATAAAGCACTTTGGAAAAAAGAGGGCTACGTCCTGACCTCGGAGCAGGAGGCAATTCGTAAAAAGAATGAAGACCTTGAAAAGTCCTTTCCCAATCCACCTGTGTACATATTATTTGAACGAGATCTCTGGATCTCTGGATTAACTCCTCGCGCACAAAAACTGATGACTCCGGAAGCACGTAACAAAGCAAGGATTGAAGGCCTTGGGTCATTTTTGGATGAAAAAAATAATGCAATCGTAAAATCGTTCAAATCTGCATCAGGTAAGGGCCTTGCAGGTGTCATAGAGAGCATGAATTTTGACTGGCTCACGTACACTTGGGAAACAAACGGCAGCGTCGCGCCAAAGGCCTGTAAGATCACCATTTCATTCTCGCCAATACATGACATCAGCCCGGGTCTTGATTCGCAAGGTTACAATAGGGCGCCTATATACTCAGTAGTGCCAATGAACAAACAGGTGGAAATTTCAGATTCCAAGCAAGAAGATTAAGAATGTCTTGTAAAAAGGTAGACAATGCCACACAGCAGATATAATAGGACACCAATTTTATCTTTTGGGACTCAATATGGAACCTCTGTTGCGATTGCCGTGATACGTTCCGCGGTTAAAAATGGAAGCCTTTACACCGACGCAATGTTTCTCAGGGAACGTGAACGTCTAGACGTACTAGCGGGACAGATATATGGTGATGCTCGTTATTGGTGGGTGTTAGCAGCCGCCTCCGATATCGGATGGGGACTTCAGGTTCCTCCCAACACCGAAATAAAAATACCGGATCTCGCAAGCGTCATAAACCTGATTGGATGATCAATGTCTGACTTCACAAAACTTGAAAACATATACAGGATTTTCTCTCCTACGCAAGAGATTGCGGCGGAGCTCCTGAACTCCAATGGTAACGCAAACGATCCTTTGTCCATGGTGAGGAGGCTCACAGAACTGCTTGTGAGCAACAACAATGGATCATTTGGTGTTGATGCTCTTCGAGAAAAATTAGACGAACTGGGGACTGCAAAGACAGATGTTGAACAACGAAATCAGTTGAATCGTTGGTTTTCGTTCTTTTCATCATCAGGTGATACGACATTATCGTACCAGAAGTCTGCACGCGCATATCAGGATCCAAAGACTGGGAAATTGGTCAAAGACGGCCTGACTTTCGCTAACATACTGGGCATTCCGGATAACTCTCCGAGCCTTAAAGAAAAAAATATGAGCATCTGTCTGTCGAGAAATGCTTTCATCTCGCCGGCAACAAGGGATGCAAGCAAAGTTGAGACATTCCTCAATTTCTTGCCTCCTGTGATTTTATCGCAATGTATCCCATACGTCGAACTTGAATTTGTCTTTGATCGTCCTGACGGGACAGAAAACAAGCTCAGCACTCCAAGCCTTTTAAAGTTTTTGATGGGTGGAACTTCAATAAGTGAAAATGAAAGTGATCCAAACACAATCATGTATAAGTCACAATATGGTGGCTCATACAAGGAAACAAATTATTACGGCGACGAGCTCATCAGACAACGCACAACCGCAGGAATGGAGCTCTTTACATCGCCACAGACGCTAATAAATCTGGATCCGACGGATCCCAACAATAGATACGTTCCCGTCTTGGACCCCATGCGTCCTCTTGCTTCGCTTGAAAGCGTCACAATTAACATCAAGGGAACCACGGGGGTCATGAGTCACAAGACAGCCGCCTTGAGCATGACATTATTTGACAAGTCGAGATTATCAGAGTTTGCCGATGTGTTGCAACCGGCGTCCTACGGTAGATCAACCGTGTGGCTTACCTACGGTTGGAGATATCCAGATAATCTTGGTGATGATGCGAACGGGACATATGCAGAATTCATAAACAACAACATGCTTCTCAGAGAAGCCTACGGTATCGTGGGCTCTACATACTCTTTTAATCAGAGTGGTGGAGTGGGTATCAGTCTCGAGTTGTTCACAAAGCACGTTTCAGATGTCAAAAAGGCGACAATTGATGAGGATCTTGAGTTTAAAAAACTGAAAGAAAGACAGCGTCGTCTGTCACAACTTATCAACAACCTTGCCAATGACCTCAACCTTCGAAATGGATCAGCGTCAGATGCTGCAGAAGTTAGGTCGCAGGTGGTCCTGAACGCTGCTGCCACCATGACCATTCCTCAGATGGACACTAACAAGGTTGGTGATGCCATCACAGAACTACTTAATTCTCTCGAGAAGGCAAATCAGCTCGCGAAAAAGAGGGGAGATCAACAGATTCCACAGGAAAAGATTAGTGCACTTGGAAGTGCACTTGACGATTATTATCACGGCGGGAAAAAGAGGCCACGCTCAAAAGTTTCCGAGGAGGAGGAAGAAGAGTCGAGCGCTGTCGGAGATAAAGATACAAATTCAGAAGACGAACCGGAGACCGAATCGAAGACTGAAGAGGTCACGCAGGACAATGATTCCGGTGAAAAATTAGCCATAAGACAGGCATTTAGACAGGTTGCAGACGCAATAGTAAAGAAGAAATTTGACGTACTTGCGACAACTCCGGATCCGTTCATCATTGCATCAAGCGAGAAGGAAAAACTTCTTTTACAAGACGACATGGGTTACGGCCCAGACTACGGATATCCATATCTTTATCTTGTTAAAGACTTTAAAACTGTATTACCAAACGATCAGTTGACAAAAATCATAAACAGCAGGATAGTTTCTTTTGGTAAACTATTTAGCGTATTTATGGGTCCCGTCTTGTTGGGATTGGAAGGAATAGACGAATCACAAATCATTTTTTACAATCTGAACGAATATTGCGGTCTTGCGGCAAGTACAAACATTGCCGAGTTTGCGATAGATTTACCTGCATTTTTATACACCTACAGGGAAACAATCGCAAATAACGGCAGCACTACGATGACTGTAGAACAATTTTTGCAACTCGTGATCACATCTCAAGTGAGAGATCTTGCTGCAGTTCCTTATGGGTTCAGGGCAAAGACGGGAATGAAAGATCCGTTGTTAACCCCATGGGAAAAAGGCAAGCCTACGCAAATTTCTGAAAATATGGATACGTTATTTAACTCTCTTGCACTGTCATTTAACAGAGGAAGAGGACCGTTTAAACAACCAGAAATAGAGATATTGCTTGAAGTAACTTATAAGAAAAGACGATTGAGTACGCCTAATGGCGTAAAGTATGAAGAAGGAACAGGTGATTTGCTTCGTGCTTACCAAAATTCAAATCCAATCACATCTCCATATGGCAAAGATTATAGCAGGATTTTGAAGGTTCACATATATGATCGTACCTTGAATCCATACAAGGAAGCGACAAATTTTCTCAGATTCAGGAACAGTGAAACAAATACGTTTCTCGCTCTGTACGAGATTAACAATCCATACGCAAGAGACAGAGTGATAAAATTGAAACCTGAGGACGTGAGAGACGCGACTGAATCGCAAAAAAATCCGCAAAGAAGACTAAAAAAGTCGATAGAAGTGGCCGACAATGTCACGAAAATGATTGACGGAGGTCAGGTCCTGAGAAGGCAGTTGATTGTGAACGGTACTGCTGCGGATTGGAACTCGACGAAGGCATATGTTTCTCGAATGATTCCTACCTTAATACCTGGTGTAAATGGCAGCGGTATTCTTGAGGTCACTCTGGGATCTCAGGGAAATGCCATGCTTGCCGCTGCACAAATGATATCGATGGGCAAAGGTAATATGACACAAGCCACTCCTCGAGGCTCAGGGGTGGGTAACCTTCCTCTTCGAATCATACCTGCCCAGTTGTCAATGAGGACAGTAGGAATCCCTATAATTGGCTTTACGCAGATGTTTTTTGTTGATATGAACACAGGAACAAGCGTGGACAACGTATATGGTGTATCTGGAATTACTCATACCTTTGGACAAGGAAAGTTCGACACTAACCTGACATTTGCTTCGTATGATTCGTATGGCAAGTATGAATCGGCAGCTACCCTTGAAGGCGAGATAGAGGATCTTGCGTCTCGTGTGAAAGAACTCAACGGAGTACAAAGTTGATTGTGTAAATCACGAAGCAATTGTTTACCTTGGTATCGTGACATACAAGGTCTGCATAGATAAAAATGTTCTTGGCACAAGACGGCATTTGGTGATTGATTCTGGGTATTTGTGGCTCGGTGAAATTCCCGAAGATTCGTGGTGTCTTTCGGGTCGACCTGATTCACGTAGGGAACGTTGCCTAGATTCCCTTTTTGCGTCCGAAGGTATCTCGATCGACGTAAACCCTCCCGAGAGATTCGTCACGTCGATGTCGTCTCTTGTCACGGGATCCCTGGGACAAGTGCCTTGGGAGTACGTTATGCCCATGTGTGCACACCGTGACTTCGTGAAGAGGCTCACAAATGACGTGGTTGAAACATTCGGTCGAATAAATAGGTCTTACTTCGAGGAGACGTGGGCGCCTCAGACGCGGTTGCTGCGGTCACTGTTACCCGCCAAGATTGATCCTGTTCGTTTCTCGCAGATCCGAGAGGAGAGCGGCATCAACCACCGTGTGGTTGACAGCTTTAGACCGGGTCCCGACGGTCACGCACCTCCGGTGACCTACAATAGGTTCGGAACGCGGACAGGCAGGCTGACAGTGAAGTCAGGTCCTGACATCCTGACCCTAAAAAAGGAATACAGGAACGTGATCGTGCCTTCGGACCCAGGAGGTGCCATCGTGTCGATAGACTTTTCCGCCCTTGAGGCTCGCATCATGTTGTACGAGGCCGGTGGTGACTGTCCCGACGCCGACCTATACGAGCACATATCATCACATGTGTTCGGTGGAAAGGTGAGTCGCAAGGTCGCAAAGGGAGCGGTGATCTCGGAGTTGTATGGCTCCTCTAAGGAAAAACTGGGCATCGCTTTAGGCATATCTGGCGTCGAACTAGACACCGTCGTGAGGGGTGTCAGGTCGCTGTTCAAGACTCCGGAGCTCAAGAAACGCGTGAAGGAGGAATTCATCAGGTCGGGATTCATTCGCAACCGTCACGGACGACGCATCGCGATCGATGAGCCCCTGGACCACATCTTCGTCAATTCATACGCTCAATCGACAGGGGTCGACGTGTCGCTGCTAGGTTTTTCCACCATCGTGGACTTGCTCGCGAGCGACCCGGGCATCAGGCCCCTTTTCATCTTGCACGATGCACTCATCTTGGACGTTTCAAGTTCGTCTTTGGATAGAGTGCACTCACTCTCCAGCGTGAACGTCGCAGGTTATGCGAACAGGTTCCCAGTGAAAGTGGAGAGAATCTAGGGATCAGTCCCAGGCTGCGCCGCGCTGATTGCCGCCGCCGCTTGAGCGACCGTGGTAGTTTCCTTCGCTGTCGGTCGAGTAGCTGCCACCCCCGCGAGAGTCGCCGTACCCGTAGGGGTTGCCTTCAGGCTCTTTTCTTGAAGAATATGAGTCTTCATCAGAGTCTCTAGAGGACTTACCACCACCGCCGCCGAGGAACCCACCTCCGCCCGCAAAGTCTAACCACGACTTAGGCTCACCCTCTTCGAGCTCTTCGAGCTCGGCCGTCTCCTGCTCTTCGACCACCTCTTCCACTGTTTCCCTGATGATTCTTCTCAGCTGTCCAATCGTCAATCTCATAACTTACCCCCACTGTTTGAATTTACGTCTAAACGACCATGTAAATATACACTCGGTCTTCAGTGTGATATATTTTTTTTATGACACTTTCAGCAGAACATATTGAGCAAAATTTCTTGAAGTTTCGATCCTTGTGCGAAAAATTGGGCGATAGGTCTTCAGCGGCCTTGTCCATGGTCGACGACCTGGGGGAGAAGCTCGCACTGTGCCCGGCATCCGCCCGCAAAGACTATCACCTCGCTGAACCGGGTGGCCTCGTTGATCATTCCTTGCGTGTGTTGCAAAACGCAATTGCCTACACAAGGTGTTTCGGGTGGTCTCTTCCGAAAGACTCTCTCATCATAGGTTGTCTGTTTCATGACATTGGCAAGGTGGGACTACACCGCCCAGACGGTACGTTTAATGAATATTACGTACCTCAAGATTCCGATTGGCACCGGGAAAAATTGGGCGAGATGTACAAGCACAACAAGGGTATCATTCACATGAAGACTCCTCAACGCAGCGTCTTCATGTGCCAGCACTACGGTCTTCACCTAAAGACAGATGAGTACCTTGCGATATTGTTAAATGATGGATTTGTTGTGGATGACAACAAACAGTATTGTCTAAAGGAGCCCTTGTTGTCTCACGTCGTGATGACGGCTGACTACGTATCGACTCGCCAAGAAAAAGGTGAATTCACATGAGAGACATTGAAAATGAGATTAAAGAGCTTGAAAGTGTAAGTTCTTGGACAGAACCTGCTGAAATGTTTTTCGCTTTGCAGGCAGCCATCGAGTTAATCAAGGCTTTAAAGGATGAAGCAGAGTCAGCCTGGGTATTGCTTGAGGAATTGAAGGCCTCCGAAGTTGAGGCACACTCTGAAGCCCTCAAGAAAGAGTTAAATAGAAAGATCACAGAGACCTTAAACCTTGTACGTTCTAAGGTCGTTTTGGCGTGATTGTTATATTTATCACATGAACTATGCCTTGCTTGAACAATTCATTAAGATGATCATTGAGACAGACGTTAATCCGGCCGCGGCAGATCAATTGCTGCCGCCGAGCGCGCCTAAGGTTCCTCAAGGCGAAAAAAAGGGTGATAAACGAGATCGAAAGAATCAGAATGACTCTGATCACCAAGATGAGTCAGAGCTTGCTGAATTTTCCGGTGTCGGTGCAATAGCGGGTTTCACGGCACCCTTAGGACTCGGCGCCTCAGACATGGGCGTAAAATCAAAACGCGGTCCTAAAAAGAAGTGGTATTAAATTTTAAACTTGAACTATCAGCGGAATTGAATTTAAGTTGGGGATACCCACAGGGTGTGGGCAAACCTAACTCAAAGAGGAAGAGGAATAGGAATCAATATGGCAGTTGATCTAGAGGCAATTCGTCGCCGCATGGCGGAACTTAGTGGTGTTAAGAAGACTTCCAACGTCCAGCTGTGGAAGCCGGGGGTAGGAGAATACAAGATTCGTTGTCTTCCCTGGAAGAACTCGGTTGAAGGACAGCCCTTTGTTGAGCGATGGTTCTATTACATCGGTAATAACGCAGGTATTCTTGCCCCCAAGCAGTTCGGTAAGCCAGATCCGATTGATGATCTGATTCGCAAGCTTTACAGTTCGGGCAAGCCAGATGATCGTACGCTTGCAAAGCAGCTTCAGTCTAAGATGCGCGCATATGCGCCAGTCATTGTTCGTGGTCAGGAAGATAAGGGACCGATGGTTTGGTCTTTTGGCAAGATCGTTTACCAACGCCTTCTCAGCTTTTTTATCGATGAAGATTACGGCGACATCCTTGACCCCAACGAGGGTTTTGATCTGAAGGTCACGATCACGCAGCCTCCAGGAAAGCAGTTTCAGGACACGGTCGTCGACTGTAAGGGAAGGCCTACAAAGATCCACGATGATCCTACCATGGTGAAGAAGTGGATGGACTCTGTTCCCAATATTGATGACATGTATCGACTCAAGTCTCGAGAGGAGATTGAGACGATTCTCAATGCCTGGTTGAATGGTGATGTTGTTCCCAATGTTTCAGACGAAGGAACAACGAGAGGTAATACGCAGGTCCGTGAATCCTTGGATGACATCATTGATGATGTAAAGTCGGTGGCAAAACCACCAAAGCCGTCAGTTGATGATACTGCGCCTGTGTCAAGGAAGCAGACACTCGACGAGGCCTTTGAAGACCTGATGAACGACGATTGAACCAAAGGACAAAAACATGGTAAAGGCAACGAATAAGGTTGCTGCTCCTGTCGATGTTCCTGAAAAATCTGCAAGAAAGAAGGTCGGTGATGAGATGGACAATCTCACTGCTGATCTTATCAAGCAGTTAAACAAGGAATTTGGGCAAAGGGTGGCTTATAACCTAAGTGAAGATGAGGCTCCCACCATCGTCAAGCGATGGATAGACACCGGATCGATACAACTCAATTACGCCATCAAAAATGCGCTTGGCGGTGGTTATCCCGAAGGCAGAATCATCGAGATTTCAGGTCTTCCGTCTTCAGGAAAGTCGCACCTTGCGTATCATGCAGCAGCTGTGACACAATCGCAAGGCGGTCTGGTCGTCTACGTTGATACCGAAAATGCCACACCTCTAGAAAAACTGCGTCACATGGGAATTGACGTGGCAAAGAGGTTTGTGTACTGCGATACACACTGCACTGAGGAGGTGTTTTCCATCATTGAAAGCACCATCACTAAGGCAAAGCAGCTCGTGGACAAGAACGTTCCTATCCTGGTGATATGGGACTCCGTGGCAGCCACGTCTCCAAAGGCAGAACTAGACGGCGACTACGATCAGAACACCGTCGGCCTACAGGCTCGAGTGTTAAGTAAGGGATTCCGCAAGATCACGGGTGTAATCGGTCAAAACAACGTAACGTTGATCTGCATCAATCAGTTACGTGAAGCGATCGGCGTGATGCACGGCGATCCTCTTGTCAGCCCAGGAGGAAAGTCTCTTCCGTTTCACGCTTCCGTGAGAATTCGTCTCGGTAGCGGAAATCCGATCAAGGATAAGGCGGGAAACATCATAGGTATTCACACGACAGTTTCTCTCAAAAAGAACAAAGTCGCCCCACCATTCCGAAAGTGCGAGTTTGACATCCACTTTGGAAAGGGCATTGTGGAATACGAGTACATCTTTGATGAATGTAGAGCTTGGTGTGATAAGAACAAGGCAACCATGTCATGGATCGATGACAAGAAGGTCACTCGTGAAGTAGAGGTATCTATCTCTGGAACCGGAGCATGGAAGGATCTCACTGTCAGCGATGCGTCAACTGGTGAAGTTATTTTGGAGAAGAAATTCTACAAGAGTGAGTTTGGAGAACTGATGAAGAGTCCGGCTCACAAACCATTCATCGACAAGATCGTTGACTGCGCCCTGACAATCAACGGAGGTAGTGTCACTGAACTCGAAGCAGAACTTGATGAACATGAAGAGGAATCATCCGATGATTGACGTAGACGACTACAAGGATAACGTTATTACAGTCAAGTACGCAGGAGAAACGCAGCCAAGCTACCAGTCTCACGGTGCCGCGGGCTGCGATGTCACTGCCTCTGAAAATACGTGGATCCCAAAGGGAGGTTGGGCGCCGGTGCCGACAGGACTTTCGATGGAAATTCCCAAAGGTTATGAATGTCAAGTCAGATCAAGATCTGGTCTGGCAGCCAAGGAAGGCATTTTTGTTTTAAATGGTGTCGGTACGATTGACAGCGACTACAGGGGAGAAGTGAAGGTCATTCTTGCAAACATGGGAAAAAACGATTTTCTCGTAGAAAAGGGAATGAGGGTGGCACAGCTTGTGTTCTCGAAGATTCCCAGCGTCATCTTTGTCAAGGTGTCTGCGGCAGATCTTGCCAACACGAAACGTTCCGCTAGCGGATTTGGGTCAACCGGAAAGTGACTGATTGCCCCGTCAGTAGGGGCAATTTTTAAAAAATGCACGATTTGTGTATATGTATTGCATATGAAGATCACACTTTCACAGTTAAAACAGGCCATTATTGAAGAATACAGGGCGGCGACAGGGCGTGGGTCTCCTGTAAGAGAATCAAAAATCGATAGAATGAAATTATTTAAGATAATCGTTGCATACGACAATGATCCCACAAGGATGGTTCCTCACAAATTGCTTTCTTCTGCTGGTCTTGCAGTGGACACAAAGCTTTCCTATCACGTGGTGTACGGTCAGATCGTTGGTCAAAAAGAAGGAGTCGATGTAGAGTACTGGCTTGACGAAGAGGGTCGATGGGAGGAAATCGACGACGTTGAAAGACATCACCCTGTGAGTGTTCACAGGCCCTAATGATGTTCAACCCACTGAATACCACAGTGGGTTTTGTTTTTTCCCTGCGTGTGCATCGTGGTGTACTTGAGCGACCATTTATGTTATGGTCTGCTACATGTCAATCAACGAAAGACCGATTCTCATCGTAGATGCGATGAACCTCTTTGTACGTTCGTACAGCGCATATCCGACGATGTCGTCTCACGGTTACCAGATGGGAGGTTGCATCGGTTTTTTAAAAACGTTTCGCAGACTTGTCTACGAAATAGGTCCTCGAGCAATATATGTTGCTTGGGAAGGTGGGGGTTCACAGAAACGCAGGGCCCTATATTCAGAATACAAGATGAATAGAAAGCCCGAGAAACTGAATCGTTTCTATGAAGACGACATTCCCGACTCAGACGAAAACAAAAAACACCAAATCATAGCGCTTTTGGGCATGTTGAAAGGAGTTCCTGCATGTCAACTTTATGTCTCCGATTGCGAAGGCGATGACGTCATCGCATACCTCTCTCGCAGGAGATTCAAGGACAGACTCAAGATAATTGTGTCATCAGACAAGGACATGTATCAACTTTTAGACGACACAACGAAGATCTATAATCTTCACAAAAAGACGTATGTTACCACAGAGGATGTAGTAAATGAATTTCGAGTGCAGCCTAAAAATTTTGCACTTGCAAAGGCATTGTGCGGTGATCCCTCTGATAACATCCCAGGCGTCAAAGGACTGGGGTTTAAGACAGTTGCAAAAATTCTGCCGTTTCTTTCCCTTGAGAATGACATCCTTCTTCAGGATGTATTTGACTACTGCGGTTCACACTCAGATGAATCTGTTTCCTACAGGAGGATTCTAGAATCCAAGGATGAAATAAGGAGAAACTGGAAACTTGTTCACCTTGACGGAGGCATGTTGTCACCTCATCAGGCCTCCAAGATAGATTCGTTAATTGATACATATGTCCCCCGGGCGGATAGGATGGGTCTTGTCAAGAACCTGATCAAAGAGGGTGTCAATGATTTCGACGTGGCGGAATTCTTGATGACCTTCAATTGCATCGAAAACATCGAAAACACGAGGAATGAATGATCGAGGATAAAGTTGTCACAAAAGTGTCTTTTGGCACTTATGGAAAGTCATTTCAAGAAAAAGTTGTTCAGGCATTTCTTGTGGACAAGCACTATGCCGAGCAAATGCTTGAAGTGTTCGAAGTGGGTTACTTTGAACCGAAGTATCTGCAATATTTGGCAGATCGGTATTTCTCTTATGCTAAAAAGTATAAGGTTTTCCCGACTCTCCAGCTTCTTCTCACCATCATTCGTGATGAACTGAAGACTGGAACCGACACGATCATCAGAGACCAGATTGTGGATTATCTCCAGCGAATGCGAGCGAATCCAGACCCTGGCGATCTCCAGTATGTCCGTGAAAAGTCTCTTGACTTTTGCAAAAAGCAGGCCCTTAAGAAGGCCCTCGAGGAGGCAGTCGAGCAGATTCAGGCTGAAAAGTATGAGTCTATCGTGGATGGCATCAAGAAGGCTGTCATGGTTGGAACAGCTCCCCAACTCGGTCACGACTTTTTTGCAGATTATGAGAGCAGGTTCACTCGGCTTCAGCGAAACGCAGTTCCTACAGGTCTCGGCGAGCTAGACAAGAAAGACATCTTCAACGGTGGCCTCGGGGCAGGTGAAATCGGTGTCGTCGTCGCCCCGACCGGTGTCGGAAAGTCTCACTTCTTGATCAACCTGGGCGCCTACGCTCTTACGCAGGGCATTGACGTGCTTCATTATACTTTTGAGTTGTCTGAATCTGCGATCGGTCTTCGTTACGATTCGAATCTTTGTGATATGGATTCGAACACTGTCATCGACAACAAAGACCAGGTGCTCGAGAAATACAAGGACATGAAGCTGGGAAGACTTATCATCAAAGAGTTTCCGACTAATACTGCGTCCATCTACACGCTCAGAAGCCATATCGAACGCCTTGACGTGAAGGGGTTTAGACCAGGCGTTATCATCATCGATTATGCCGACATCATGCGGTCTACGCGACAGTATGATTCTCTTCGGCACGAGTTGAAGTTGATCTATGAAGAGCTTCGTGGTCTTGCGGGTGAAAGAGGTATTCCGATCTGGACGGCTTCCCAGTCCAACAAGGAAGGTTCGCAGAGTGACATCGTGGATCTCAGCAACATGAGTGAAGCGTACGGAAAGGCACAGGTCGCAGACATTGTAGTTGGTATTTCTCGTAAGTCACATGAAAAGTCCACAGGTTTTGGTAGGTTGTATGTTGCAAAGAATCGAGCCGGCCGTGACGGTCTCGTTTTTCCGCTAAAGATTGACACTGCTCGTAGTAGGTTCGAAATCATCGGGGGTGCTGGGTCTTTGGATGCGACTGCAAAGGAAGACGAAGATGAAGTCAAAAAGGCCTTAAGGCTCAAATGGAAGGAACTACGCGATGATCCTGAATTCTCTAAGCGCATGTCAAAAGTAAGTGAAGTCTAAAATCTGCCTGTCATATAGGGAGCAAGAAGATAGTTATGCGTGTCTCATTTGGAGAAATTATGGAAGAACCGATTCTTCAGCACAACCCAGACAGGTTTGTCATTTATCCTATCGTACACGATGATCTCTGGAAAGAGTTCAAACGACAAGAGGCGTCCTTTTGGACCGCGGAAGAGATAGATCTTGCCGAGGACAGAAATGACTGGCTCAAGTTGAAGGACAACGAACGTCACTTCATCAAGCATGTGCTCGCGTTCTTTGCTGCATCCGATGGTATCGTAAATGAAAATCTGTGTTACCGCTTTGCCAGTGAGGTCCAGTACCCAGAGGCACGAGCCGCGTACACCTTTCAGGCTGCTATGGAGACAATTCACAGCGAAACTTACTCGCTGTTGATTGACACCTACATAAATGACTCTACGGAAAAGCTTCGGTTGCTCCGTGCCATAGAGACCATTCCTGCCGTGAAGAAGAAGGCAGAATGGGCTTTAAAGTGGATGAATGCCGACGCGCCATTCGTGAATAGGCTTCTGGCCTTCGCATGTGTCGAGGGTATATTCTTCAGCGGCTCATTTTGCGCGATATTCTGGTTGAAGCACAGGGGGCTTGGGATGAAAGGTTTGACCTTTTCCAATGAGCTCATCAGTAGGGACGAGGCCGCTCACACTGATTTTGCGATTAAGCTTTTTAGAAATCACATCAAGAACAAACCTTCGGTGGAAACTATCCAGCAGATCATCTCGGATGCCGTCGCAGTCGAGAAAGAATTTGTGTGCGAAGCTTTGCCCGTAAGTCTGATCGGAATGAACTCCGACGCAATGTCCAATTATATTGAGTTTGTTGCAGACAGATTGTTGACTGACCTGGGTTGTCCTAAATTATATAATGTAAAGAATCCATTTCCTTGGATGGAGATGTTAGGTCTTGAAGGGAAGACAAACTTCTTTGAGAGACGAGTTAGTGAATACGCCAAGGCAGGCGTAAAGAACGGTGCAACCCAGACCTTAACTTGGGAAGGAGATTTTTGATGCGTCACTGTGTCGTCAAAAGTAATGGAAAGTCAGAAGAAATTAAGTTCGATAAGATCACTCAACGCATCAAAAGATTGTGCAAAGACCTCGATGAAAGGTATGTAGTCGCAACGGAGGTCACTCGTCGAGTTGCGGAGTCTATTGTTGATGGGATCACAACAGCAGAAATTGACAATATCATCGCGCAAGAAGCGGCAAGGATGGTGACAATTCATCCTGACTATTCTTATCTTGCTGGTCGAGTCTTGGTCACAAGATGGCAAAAGACAATACCCGTGAGTTTTTCTGAAAACGTAGTCAGGCTTTATGATAATATTGACACTGTCACGGGTAGACATTCTCCTCTTGTGAGTGATGAACTTGTCAACATTGCTTTAAATCCAAAGCACGCAGAGCACATTGATCGCGCAATTATTCACGATAGAGATAGGAATTTTGACTATTTTGGGCTTACAACCCTCGCAAAAGGTTACCTGAAGCTTGTTAACGGTCAGGTTGCTGAGACGCCTCAATTTCTCTGGATGCGTGTCGCATTGGGAATTCATGGTGACGATATCGAGTCTACAATCAAGTGTTATGAAGGGTTAAGTACGGGTAAATACATACACGCAACTCCGACCTTATTTAACGCTGGAACTCCGCGACCTCAGATGGCAAGTTGTTTCTTGCAAAGCCTTGCCGATGATTCAATCGATGGTATCTTTAGCACGTACAAGCAGACTGCCCACATTTCAAAGTGGGCTGGAGGTATCGGTCTACACATTCATGACTTACGTGCAAAAGGAACCCTGATAAATGGGACCGGGGGCATGTCTGATGGCGTTGTTCCAATGATCAAGGTCTTGAACGAAGTTGCTCGGTACGTTAACCAAGGAGGAAAACGCAAGGGCGCGTTTGCCGTCTATCTTGAACCTTGGCACTCTGACGTTGAAGACTTTCTTGACTTGAAGAAGAACCATGGCAAGGAAGAGATGAGGGCGCGGGATCTGTTTTACGCCCTATGGACGCCTGATCTATTCATGCGAAGGGTTCAAAATGATGAAGACTGGTCGCTGATGTGTCCACACCAATGCCCTGGCCTTTCAGAGGTTTGGGGAGATGCATTTGATTCTTTGTACACAAAATATGAAAGTGAAGGTCGCTTTGTTCGTCAAGTAAAGGCAAGAGACCTGTGGCTCAAGATTCTAACTGCGCAGATGGAAACTGGCGTACCTTACATCCTGTACAAGGATGCCGCAAATGCGAAGAGCAATCAGAACAACCTGGGCACGATCAAATCCTCAAATCTCTGTACGGAGATCATGGAGTTTTCATCACCGGATGAAACTGCAGTGTGCAATCTGGCGTCAATTGCCCTTCCAAAGTTTGTAGTAGACTCCAGAATTGATTACGAGTCGCTCAAGAAGACGGCATATGAGGTCACCCATAATTTGAATAAGGTTATAGATAGGAACTTTTATCCGACCCCCGAGACCAAGGTCTCTAATCTTAAGCACCGCCCGATAGGAATTGGTGTTCAGGGGCTTGCTGACGTATATGCCATGATGAAGATGGACTTTGATTCTCGAGACGCCGAGGAAGTCAATAAGAGGATCTTTGCTAATATTTATTATGGTGCACTTGAGGCCTCTTCTGACCTTGCGGAACGTGATGGAACATATGATTCTTACGAAGGCAGTCCGGTGTCTCAAGGTCAGTTGCAATTTGACATGTGGGGAGTGTCGCCTCATTCAACGCTTGATTGGGATGCGTTGAAGGGGAAAATTGCAAAGACTGGGCTTCGTAACTCCCTGTTGCTTGCTCCGATGCCTACTGCGTCAACGTCTCAGATATTGGGTAACAACGAGTGTTTTGAACCGTTCACTTCAAACATTTATGTGAGACGAGTCCTGTCTGGCGAATTTGTCGTCGTGAACAGACATCTTGTTAACGATCTCATTGCACTTAAACTTTGGAACGAAGACATAAAGAACGAAATTGTCAAGCATGGAGGGTCAATACAATTTATCACAACTATTCCTGAGAACATTCGTAAAAGGTATCGGACTGTGTGGGAAATGTCCATGAGGCCCATCATTGATCAAGCTGCAGACAGAGGAGTGTACGTCTGTCAGTCTCAATCTATGAACCTCTTTATTGCATCGCCGACAGTTGGGTCTGTCAATTCTATGCACTTTTACGCCTGGCAAAAGGGGTTAAAGACAGGAATGTATTACCTGCGTTCAAAGCCTGCATCAAATGCTAAGGCAATTACCGTGGAAGACAAACACGGTGATGCAGATGACGTCGTTCGTTCAACAGAAAATCCTGAAGAGTGTCAGGTTTGCAGCGCATAAACTATATATTGTCATGAAACTCACGGCAAAAAATCTCAGGAGCATCATTGCAGAAGAATACATGCGTGGTGTTCCTGAGTTTATGGTAAGAGAAGTTGTGGAAGACTGCGCTTCTAAGGTTGAAGGTCACATAAAAAGGTACATCCAACTCAAGTCGCAGAGTCCGCTAGAGGCAAGACAGTTGCATGACAATGCTAATGAAATGCTTGAAGACCTAAAAAAAGAATTGTTCGACACAATTGAAGGGAAAATTTGGTCATTCATGCACAAATCTTGAACAAAACCATTGCATATTGTAATATGCACACATGCTGAATGAAAATAAAGTAGAGTTGATTGGATTTTATGGCGGAGATGAAACTCATGCTCTTTCAGCATGGACCTCCACCTCAAGAGACCTAACCGACGAAAAACGTTCCAGGATTGGTAATCTCTTAAATATGTTGGCTCGTGACAATCACGGAACGCCGTTTGAAAAGTCGAGCATCCATTTTCTTGTCACCACCGACATTGCTTCCCACATTCACCTTATCAAGCATCGAGCAGGTGTGTCTCTTAACGGTGAGTCAGCTCGTTATAAGGAGTTGAAGGATGACAAGTTTTATGTTCCTGTTGATTGGGACGATGAAGAGAAGACTCGATACATTGAGCACTTGAATCTTTCTCTTAAGAATTATCATGAGACGCTTCAGCGCCTGATTGACAAGGGTTTACCAAGAAAGCGTGCCAAAGAATCAGCTCGACTTTATCTTCCATACGGTGTTCAGCTGACAGCTGATGTTATGTTTAATTTTAGAAGCTTTGTCCATTTTTTGCAATTGAGGTACTCGAAGCATGCGCAGTTGGAGATCAGAGAGGTTGCGTATAAAATGCTGGAGTGTGTTCGTGACACTGGTAAGTTTGATCTTAGTCTTCGGGCTCATGGGTTGATCCTGGAAGACGGTAGCACCTGTCCGCCATTTGAATGATAAGGAGTTAAAATGAAGTTTAGCGATAATGTGATTGGTAGAATTGCGCAGATCGTCCAAGAGGGAATGCTTCTGGGCGTTGATGTTGTGGATCTTATGAGGCAGATTGAAGTTGAGCCCGTGCATAGCGTCGATGACTCTCATGAGCTTGAGTTGACCGCAGAATATGCAAAGAGGGTGCGTGAACATCATGAAAAGTTGCTGCAGGAAGCAGACTCTCTTCAAAACAAGAGAGCAGAAAGCACAACATTTCTTTTTGACTCCTGAGAGATAATTATGCAGGACAAATTACAAGAAATGTGGAACCAGCAACTGGAGTTCATGAATCTTCTAAAGAAAAAGAGAGGATTTCCAGAGTTCCCAGTCGACATTCGCTCAAAGGCTGGACAAAAGTTCCTGAAGAGCATCACCTATGAGTGCATGGGTGAATTATTCGAGGCAAATCAGGAGCTTAAGAACAGTAAAACTCACCGTGCAACAGAGGTCAATGACCTCGATAAAGATGCGTATTTAGAGGAACTTATTGATTCTCTGCATTTTTTCTTTGAGATTGTGATTGCATCAGGTGTGAGTCTTGACGAAATGTATCATGCATACATGCAAAAAGGCGTCAAAAATTTTGATAGGATTGAAAATGGATATTGATGCACTTTTTCCTTTCTTTCTTTCAAGATGTTCTTACTGATTTCACAACCTCAATAAAAGGAGTGAAAAATGAATTGGTGGTATACTGATACTAATAAGTACGGTTCTTTGGTTTACAATAGATTACTTGACCCTTGGGCCGCAAAGGTGAACACAGTCAATTTTGAGATTCATGAAAATGAATCTGGTATCACCTTAAACATGGATTTACCCGGCGCTAAGTCCTCTGACCTACTCGTAGAATCAGTTTCAGGTGACGTAAAGATTACGGGAAAGCAAAAAGGTAAGGATTTTCTCTACAATTATCGACTTCCCAAGAACTACGATCCCCTATCTGGATCTGCTAGATTAGAGGACGGTGTCCTAACGCTTGTTTTCAACAAGCTTGAAACAGCCAAGCCAAAGGCCTATAAGATTCCAATTAAGTGACAAAATTTGGTAAATTTAAAGGGGACTAGCGGTCCCCTTTTATTTTTTAGTTCTTCGCTATATTTTATTTGTTATGAACTTCCATAACAAATCTTCGATGAATGATATTGCAATGTTTGTAGGGGCAGCGTTAAGACACCCAGTACCACCTTGCAATGGCACAGGCGTCATTTCTACGATTCACGTTGATCAATACAAGACAAAATTTAACGACATCAGAATTTATTGCACCCTGGCACATCACGATCTTGTTAAAGAATCATGGGTTGCATTGGGTCATGATGGTGAACCAACACCTGACTTCAAACAGTTCTCCCTAGAAAGGGATGCGATTCATTATCGGCGCTGTCACCTCACGATGTTTTCACTGTTAAACGATGAAGACATCGTGGCCGCCTTAAAGGCGCCCGCTTGTTATTCTGAGTTGTTATGTACGTCAGCAAGTGATCTAAATGTTGTATTGAATCATGCAATACAAATGTCAACATTGTACCCTTCGCAGATGGAACACTATTACACAAGATGGAGCGTCAATAATCCAAGCGACCTAAAGTCGTTGTTGTATCGACTGTCCGGATTCAAGGAGTACCGGAAATGAAGTTTGAAAGATTCGATGACGGCGTTGCAATCTGCGGAGACTCAACCAGCGAAGAAGTCGTTTCCTTTGTGAAAACAATCGTTGACAAGGTTCACGTTGTGTGCACAGATCCTCCTTACGGAAATATATTGCGCCATGGTTGGGACAGATGGAGTGGAACACAGTCTGAATTTGTTGACTGGATGATCTCTTGGACCAAATCCTATTCCAATTTGCTGGTTCCACAGGGCGCAATGTATGTTTGGGGAGGTTATGGTGTTGCAGGATTTAGGCCGTTCTTTGAATACGCTTCGCGTATAGAATCAGAGTCAGATATGAACGTTTCAAACCTGATCACCTGGTCGAAGAAGCGTGCTTATGGCGTACAACACAATTACCTATCTACGCGTGAAGAACTATTGTACATGATCAAGGGAGACATAAAGAAACCCGCCGTTTTTAACGTTCCGCTTCTTGAAACAAAA